AATAATAATACAAATAATAATATTCGTATGGCTTTGCATTGTTTATTGCAATTTTTTGATGGTCGACAAGGTACCGATCTAGTCGCATCATTTGAAAGAGGTGCCATAGAATTGGGCTTGCAATTAAAAGTCCAATTGAAGAGTATTTATCAAGTTACATTTTTGAAAGGGTCCTTATACCCAAGTACGTCGGGTGAGCCGTCGTTGATTTGGATGCCTTTGTTGGGTTTGATTATCAAACAGGTTAAAGTTTCAACAAACCCATTAAAAACTTTTAATACTAAATCTTGGGATGTGGCCTACCGTCGTACTTTGTGGGCCGCTGCGTGTAATTTTGGACAGATTTCCTATAACTTACCTATTATGGGGTCTTTTGTGGCTTGTTGTCGTCGCTTAGGGGAAGCACATGAAGTCACAGCAAATCCAGTGGAGCGTTATAATCGTATATTGGTAGTAAACGATTTGATAATGAGAGATAGAGCCATTGAGATTATTTGCGAACGTTATGATATCACGTTGTTAGATATCTTGCGAGTAGAGAAGATGTTTGAAGATCTTTCTCGAATTCCCGTCTTGGTTTTTGATCCAGTTTTTACGAAGTTGGCCAAGATCGACTATGGTTTCGAGTAATCGGGACCAGTACAGTGGGTTATATAAAAATATATATTTAGTGTCGTTTTAGTTTCAAAACGAATCAACCTTTCGCTCGTAGAAATAGAATTGCCGACGCTGTTGGGGTTGCTTATTTGGGAGTTGCAGAAAAACTCAGACAAGAGATATCCGCTGATAGGCCCATGGGAGCTAAAAGAGAAAATAAAATTATTAAGGAGTTGGTTAACGAAGAGAAGAAAATAATTCGTCCAACCAAAAGAAATGCGCGTTTACGTCCAATGGTGGAGAATCGTCGTCGCAATTATCCTCGTGTTGTGGATAAGTTACAGTCTAAAGTTGCAGCAGTGCGTGGAGCCACTGCAGCTCCAGCTACATCATATGGTACTCATATCACAGGCGTTGCACCTGTTATCTCAAATGCTGGAGATGTTACTACTGTTACGCGAAGAGAATTGATTGGCACTGTTTGTGGAAATGCCACATGGCAAATGAGTTCACAATACGCGGTGAATCCAGGTTTGGGCCAGGTGGTGTCCGGTGTTCCCTCTGGTTTTGCACCATGGGCAGCTTCTTTTGCGAAAAATTTTATTGAATGGACTCTGGACGAGGGTATGCTCGAATTTGTTCCAGATGTGAATACTTCGGTTAGCGGAAATATTCAACTAGCCTTTTCACCCGATGCGACGTTGGCTCCACCGGGTGGACTTACAGAGATAATGGATTTAGAAGGTTCCAAAATGTGTTCGGTTTGGGAACATGAAATTTTAGAATTGCCAAAGAAAGCTCCAATTGGCGGAAAATGGAAATTGTGCAGAGCAACGGCTGTTGCGGGTGACCAGCATTTATATGACTGGGGCACGATTTATGTTTCAACGTCAAATGTTCCTAGTACGGAAGTTATTGGCAATTTGTTTTCTACTTATAAAATTAGTTTCCGAAAACCGCGCTTGAATCCAGCATCTTTTTTACCACGTATTGCTAGTCAGTTCACAACCGCTTCTGAAGTTTTTACTAAAAATGTGGCAAAAATTGTGACGTGGGTGTCAAATACTTTTTCCACAACTGAGTTTGCTAACAATGCTACGACAACTGTCGGTATGGATCCGCTTCAATGGTTCCCTTCCAATGCTACTTTGGCTGGAGTTTTTACTCCTCCAGCTGGAGCTTATTGGATTAATTTTGAAGCTTTTTGCACGGATAACCAGACTGAAGTTTTCATAGTGACTGCTAGTTTTCAAAAGAATTCAGCAACTGATGCTTTATCTACCAGTGTGTATACAGTTTCCACAGGTGTTGGAGCTCAGAGCAACCAGGTCAGTATGAATCATATTATGCTTTTCAACGGTACTGATACGTTTAATGTGATCATGACGTTGACCGGAGCAGCTGGTACCATGGCTGGTACTGTTATGCGTTTGAATGTTATGTTGGTTTAATTTATAAAAAGAAATATAAGAAATAATATATATATATATAATAAATAAAATAAGAA